GTCTCCTGTAACTTTAGGCGTTGTTATCCAATCAACAGTTCCTGTTCTACCAAAACCTGTTTGCGAAGCACCACTACCTAAAGCTACTGTTTGTCCACAACCACCTAATGTTAAGGTAGTTCCGCATTGTGGTTCAACTGTATTTACTTCTATTTTACTCATTAAACTATTACCAACGTTCCTGTTACTGTTAATGTTTGGGTAAAGGTAACGGGACCTGCAAGGACAGCATTTTCAATTATTAAAATATTATCCATTGTTGCAGCGTGAGTATATATCTCTTCTGCTCCAGGTTTATTACCTATGTATATAGTATTATATAAACTATTCATTTTATCTCCTATGCACTAATTGAATCGACAACACTAACATAAGCATCAACACTACTTGCTGCTGAACTTTGTGCTTTCAATACATCAGTATTTTGCATTACAAATTTTGCTCCACCCTGTACTAATTCTACAGCACTTGACGGCGGTATACTCAAATCTTTTACAAGATATCTAGTTGTACTTCCTCCAACAGAAACCCAAACAGATATTGTAATAGCACTTGTTAATATGTTGGCTAATCTTAGTCCGATTACCGCATCATTAGAATTAGCAGTCACAATAGTTGTTGCTGAATTCGTTATCTGCTGGGCGGTTCTTGTAAAATCTTGAGCCATTTTTTATTTTCTCCTCTATAACGCAATGGCCATTGCCACTGCGAATCCATTACTTGCTGCACCTACTGGTACACCACTTGCGTCTAAATAAACTGCTTTACTTGCAGGTAATGTACAAAATACATCTTTAGTTCCTGCACTAAACGTTACAGCTGAATCTGAGTTAGAACTTGAAATTACTGTATCTCTTGAAAGTGTATCAGGCGTTGCGTCTGTTACAGTTCCAATTCCAACTTCCCATTCAGAAGTACCTTGGTTATAAATTGCATAATAGGTAGTATTACTATTTCCAACTCCCGCTACAAAAGTATCGAACCCTGTTTGAGCTCCCGCTAAATTCAAAGTTCCTGTACCAGTAGTCGTACTAGTTTCTTTTACCCTATCATTTATAACTAATGCCATTTATTCTCCTTAACTCATACTTATGATAGCATTTGCAGGTGTCGATGGATCAGGGAAAGTAATTTTAAATGTACCATTAGTACAAGTTTTATTTCCTCCAAAATCTAACACCACACATAACTTATCTGATTTATCATCATTATAAATTGCTCCAAAAGCTGCTGTAAAAGTAGCTGATGTCCAAGTTGCATCTGCAAAATCTGTAGTTGCAATTGCTCCTGTAGACACAACCGCATTTCCAGTTAAAACTTTTCCTGCTGTCGTATAGTTACTTCCACCGCTTGAACTTACTTCACTACTTGCACTATAAACACTACTCGCTGTAGTGTATGGATTTGCAGTGTATAAAGCTAATTTAAAACTATCTCCTCCAGATGCAAAATTATGTGTTCCTGAGAATAACTCCCCACGGAATGCATAAGGTATTACGTTTGCCATATTTTATCTCCTTAATAGTCTGATGGAAATGGTGATTTAAGGGGTGTACGAATAACTCCATCTTGCCATTCATCCCTACGTCTACGACCTTGTTGTTCGATCGCATACGATTGTAGCGCAGTTTGATATGCCTGCGTATAGTATTGTATCATATCTGCCGGACCTTTCAAGTATCCATATGCGTTTACCAAGCATCCGTATAAAAGTAAATCCTGATATTTATTTGATAAATAAGTTCCATTTGTAGCAGAGGGTGCCGTTGTAGGATTAACTGAATCAGTTAAACTATATGGCTGTTTGATATAAGCCATAGTAATTTCATATCCAGCCGCAGGTGTCGGTGCTACGACCCAATAATTAGCGTCCCAATTGGCATAATATTTAGGAATACCCGAAGCTGTACTAGGGGTATCATAATAAGTAGCCATGTATGAAGTGTCCTTTTTTTCTAAAAAACTCTGAACATTTGGTGTAACAGTTGTATCTTTAAGTTGGATATATCTAATGACTCTTAGGTCATCTGGAATTGTTACATATCTATTTCCAGTAGTTAAGTTGGAAGTAGCATAAAATCTATTATCATCAGAATCTGCTTCTCTATAAATTTTATTTTCAGCGTTAACAATAAAAGTATTAACAATCGCATCGGTTAATACTCCACTATCAACTTCCGTATAGTTTCTGATATCTGTTTGTAATGTTGCAAGTAAATAAGCCATTATGGTCTCTCGTTAACAGGACCACCGAAAACGAAATATCCTCCCCCTATTGCTGTTGATGATGCATTGCTTGCTAATGTAATTGTAAATTTATTACTAACTGTTTCTGTAGATGGTTGTCCAGGATAGTTAATAGTCTCAGTAACTTTAGTAATGATATAAGAACCATAGACCTTGGCACCACTTGTATGAGCAACCGCAGTTGTACTTTCAGGGGTTGTTCCATAAGAAGGTGCAGAAGTACCTCTCGTACATCCTGTTAAATCATTACTTGATTTTCCTGTGTATTGAATTGTTTCATTTGCAAGCGTTCCAACTAATAACGAATCAGTAATTGTCCCTGCTGTTAAATCAGCTTGTGTCCAAACTTTTTCTATAACAATATAACCTGATGTAGGAAATGATGATGCATCTGTTAATGTAATAGTTGTAGCACTAGTTGTAAGGTTTCCATTTAATGTAGTGTTTAATTCAAAAGTGGAAATTCCAACTCCACCGACAACTTCTTTAACTTCATAAAATCTAACAGCGTCTCCTGTAGATCTTCCGTGTCTATCTTCTGTAACAGTTACAGTTGTACTGCTTCCTGTTGTTGAAAAAGGATTATCATTTAAAACACTTGGTGTAAAAAATGCAGTTCTTTGTGGTCGTGCATGTTTTAAAGCTTGTGGATCTGCACTTACAGGTTTTGGTTGAAGCTGTGGTTGTTTAGGTTCATATTCTGAAAAATGAACCCATGCTCCATTCCATTCTTTTACCATTTCTAAATAAGGAAACGCTAATCCCGATCTATCCGAAATTGATAAAGCATATTTTCCTGTTGCAAATTTTGTCATAGTTAACTAGCCGTTGGGTAATAAGTTGCTGGTGAAATATATGCACTCGTTGGAGAACCATCTTCTTTTAAAGCTCTAGATAATTCATCCTCATATAATAATTTTAATTCTTGCGTTCTTTGAACCGCATATTTTTGTGATAAATAAAATGCTAAACCTGAAACCATTGGTGGTACAAATCTATATGGAAGATCAGAAGCATTAGTATATGCTCCTACATCTTGAATTCTTTTTACATAATAGTAATTAAGAAAATGTCCTGCTTGAGAAGAACCAGGAGTTAAATATAAAGTAATTGTAACTTTATCTATAAATCTTTGAACCCAATATTGAGTTGGTTGACCCTTAGCTGTTTTATTAGAAAAAGCTTGATACGTTGAACGATCAATTTTAGTTAAAGGTGCATCTACACTAGAAGCATTTCTATAAGAAGCCTCTAATACATCTGCTACTCCATATACAGCCGTAGCGTCAGAAGTACCATCTCCTGTAGAACGATACATTGTATATTCAGATTTTCCATCAACAAGAGTAAGAGAGTTATTGGCAACTTCCCAATAATGTAATCCTCTATTCCCCCATTCCTGGAAAAGAATATTTAGAGATCTTCTAGCTGCTTTTAACTGATATCCCGAAACAGATTGTACACCACATCTTTCGTAAGCCTCTTCTACTATTTCATCAATAGAGAAGTTCTTACCAAAAACATATGTTCCGGAAGTTGTGTTAGCCATTTAACCTCCTATGCGTAATATTTAATCCATTCAGTAACAATCGAAAAAGTATCACCAGCAGTATGTGTAGGAATTTCTATATTAACATCCCCGTTTGCATTCCCACCAGTATTTGGATTTACTAAACCTCCGATATTACTAAAGTCCCAACTATCATATCCATTTAAAGTAAGAATAGTTTCATCTCCACCAGAGTTTTCCCATGTAAGTCTA